AAATTGTGGGTTTTGATTGAGTGGAATAGTATGTTGGTCAGCTTGGGACTCCGTCTCACTGCTTTGGGGGGTGGGGGCTGGGTGGGGTTCGGCGCTGGCCAATTCTGAAAGCAGGCTGTCGGCGTCGGCGTCGATCACGTTTGCATCAACTGCGCCGGCCGTCATCAAGCGCCGCAGCTCACCCATAACCCGAGCCTTCGCATCCTCACTGCTTGAGATGGTGCGCACTTCCTTGCGTTCAGTGAAGGCAGCCACTTCGGTGACGGTCCCGAGCACCTTGGCAGCTTGGACCTTCTGAGCCGGTCCGGCGTCAGGGTCGAGCACCACTTGGACTAGCGAATGGATTACCAGAGCTCTGAGAGCCGCAGGCGTTCGATGTTTCTCCGCCTCAATTGCAGCTTCATAGGCCATGATCTCGCGTTGAATCCTAGGGTCTGCTGCAAGCGTATAGGGAGCGGTCACGATGGTGGACGGCGCTGGGTTCGATTTGTACGCTGTCCGGTATGCGTCGGCTTTGGTGGAACCCTTGGCAACTTCCTGAGCAAATCGCTTTTGTTTACTGGTGAGTTCAGATTGTGACCGTCTGCCCAATATATGGTCGATGGGTATCTGATCTAGACCGTCTCGTATTTGAGCGCGGGTTAATTTGGTGGGTTTGGATTGTTTGATCATTGGCAGATTGTAGGGGAACAGAAAAGGGACTGCAAGAGCATTAGAGTTTAGGGGTTTAGGAGCCCAAACGGGAAAGGGAGAGGGAGAGTACTTCCTTTGGAGGTTTGTTGTCTCACCTAGTGGGGTAGCACTCAAGCCGCTGGGCTTCGCCCGAGAATACCGGCCGCCGAGCTTGGCCACAGGACCGGCAGCAGGGAGAAAACCGGCCCGATAAATTATTTTCACACTTGGCGCAGTTGCGATCGTTTTGGTCGTTGGCGCATACGACGGAATAAAACAACCATGAGAATATCAAGCCCTCACCAACCACGACAGGAGAAGACGAAATGCAATTCACACCCAAGCAAATGCAAGACCTGAGCCGCATGGCCGACAAGATGGCAGGAGCAGCCACCACGCTATTAAACGACCACGAGCAATGCAAGCAAGTAAACCTCGTTGCATACCTCATAACCGAAATGCGCATGGCGTCCCAGCTAGTCAATGCAGGCCAAGCCGCCGAGGCGACCGAGCGCCTGATGGGCTTATTCACACAGGAGTAAAAAGCATGAGCCACACAAAAGATTATTCGGTAACGATCGAAGACGCCACCGGCCGCACCGCGAAGATTTTCGTTAATGGTGGAAGCGTAGACGACCTAATGGCAAAAGGCTTTAACCGCGTCGAAGCCGTCGAAGGCGTCGAAGAGAGCACATTTCAGGCCGCTATCCGTGACGGACTAATCGGCGCCGATGCTTGGCTGGTATCCACAGACCGCAACCCACAGGAGTAAACGCAATGATCTACACAGCGCAAATAAACCACTTCGGCAATGTAATCGTGTGCAAGGGCGCAGACGTTCGCAACAGCTACCGCATAGCCTTCACCGGCAGTTATGCCGAATGCATGGCTTTCAAAATCAACCACTAGGAGCAGACACCATGAGCCACACACGCGAAATCGAATCAATGAAAGCTTGGGCGCTGGAGCACTACGAGCAGGGAGGCGATCTAATGATCGAGACATGGACCGACGCCGATTATCAAAACCTATTCACCCACAGCGAGACCGGCACGGTCCTCACCACGGCCGAAGCTTGGAAAGTACTAAAAAACGTCGCGGGATGGTGGGCAGACCAAGCCGCCGACGCTATCAATTCAGAATTTTAAGGAGTAAACGCAATGAACCGCACACAATACCAAGCCGCCCGCCGATCTGTACGCGATAACGGCCACCGCTACACCGTGAGCCACACCGACGCCGAGACGGCCGAGACACTGCAACGCCTGCACGATGCGGACAACGCGCCGGACTGGTTAACAATGCGCCAGCAGTGGGCCCAGCAGCCAGACGGAACCACGGCCGCGAATATCTTAAAACTCACGAGCCCGCCCCACGTCTTAAAGCTAATCCATCACGCGTGATCGACTAACAGGCCCGCGCGCGGGCTTGTTGGGCGCTTTTGCCAAAACTCAAGGAAACAAAACCATGAACGAAAACCTAATCGAACTTATACGCGAGGTAGCCGGGACGCTTCTAATCCTATGCCACAAAGCAGACCAGCCGCAGCCGTACGCTGAGGCGCTGGCCCGCGAGCTTAACGCCGAAGCCGACCGCATGCGCTTGGAGGTGGAAGCATGAAAACAGTTTATACAGAACACGGTTTTGACAACCGCACCGAATATCTGAAAGAGCTTGCGCAGGAATACGACCCCGCCGTCGTTTACGCGCTGGCCGACATGCTTGGACCCGAAGAGGACTTCGACGGACTGGTTACCAGCTTGGAAGATTACGCCGAGGGGTTTTTATGAACAATTTACACCCACTTTTTGTCGATATCCTGAAACCATGGACGCCACCGCAGCCGACCGGCGCACAGATCGACGCGGCCATGATGCGCCACAAGCAAGACCCACACGCCCGCAACGATGCGCGGGCCATAGCACTCGAAACCCGCGATTTAATACGCGCGGCCGGTGATCGCATTGTTTTTTATCATGTTGGGGGGAAGTAATGACGCTAGAACAAGCCCGCGAAATATTAGGCAACCGAGCGCGCTGGGAAATCGACGCGATGCGCCGCGCGCTATCAATGCACCAATGGCTAAACACTCCCGAAGAAAACCGCCGATTAGAGGCATGCAAAATTTATTTGAAAGCAAAATTATGATCCAAATCGAATACACAAACAAACCCAGCATCACAACGCTAAAAGCAGCAATTAAAAAAGCCGTCGCAGCCGGCAAGACATGGATTCAATTGACGTGGGGCGAAAATCAGATCACGATCGAGCGCGGCGCGTGGGGATGGTCCGGCCATGGATGGATCGGGCGCAACAGCGGCCAAGACCTAGCGAACGAATTAAACCAACAGGGTAAAAAATAATGCTTTATCACTTCATCAAACAATCCAGCAACCGCAAAACCGGACCAATTCCACAGACGTACACCGAGCGCGAGAGCTGCCCGCCGTCGTGCGCCCACTACCGCGCCGGATGCTATGCCGAAGACTATTACACGCGCCTTAATTGGAACAAAGTACCGCAACGCGGCCAACCGATAAAGGCGCTCGCGGCCCATATTGCAGCACTACCGGCCGGCCAACTATGGCGCCACAACGTCGCAGGCGATCTGCCCGGGAATGGCGAAACCGTCGACGCTTACGAGCTGGGCGAAATAGTGAAGGCCAACAAGGGCCGGCGCGGGTTTACTTTCACCCATAAGCAAAACCCCGAGGCGATTTACTGGGCCAAGCAGGCCACCGCGCACGGGTTTACCGTTAATCTGTCAGCAGACGATGCAGGACACGCCGACCGACTCGCGGCCCATGGTTTGCCGGTGGCTTGCATTGTGCCCATGGACACGCCTAAACACTCCACAACGCCCGAAGGCCGCGCTATCTTGATCTGCCCCGCGCAGACCGTCGATTACATGACGTGCGCGGTTTGCGGACTATGCGCAAAGGCCAGCCGGTCCGCGATCGTGGGGTTTAGGGCCCATGGCAGCAAGGCCAAGGCAATCGACGCCCGCGCCCGCCGCGTGATACCAATCGCCACCGCCTAAACAGCGCCAGCGCTTACCCTTACAAATCGTGAGGGTATGCGCGGGAATTGTCCCGACAGGAGAGAACACCATGCACCACAGTGAGAGCGAATATATCAACGCGGGCCACGCATATGAGCGAGCGCCCAACCGAATCAGAGCAGCCGCCCGAGGCAACGTTTTGCGAGCTATGCTAGACCGCGAGACGCCAGCCGACCAGACCGAAGCCCGCCGATTAATCGAGCAGGGCCGCAAGGAAGCCCGCACAACCAAAAAGGCAACAAGATGAAAATATCAAATACCGAGGCATTTATTCAAGCCCTAGAGCAGGCCGCATTTAATACCAGCCCGCAGGCCCGCGACCTAAATAAACGCTTGGCCGTTATTTTCGCAAAGCGCTTGAGCCCAGCCGAGCGCGCCGCCGCCCTCATCGACGCCCGCCACCGCGCCGAAAAACTGACCGCCGAGGTCCTCGCCACCATGGGGGTATCATCCGAATGAACTTTATCATCCGAATTGTCCGAGTACACCAGTTTGATTTGGAAATGGAGGCGTCTGGGCCCGTCGAAATCATCCGGAAAATTAACGCGCTGGCGTTTGAATGCGACCCAGCAGACGGCAACATAACCCAAATTGTGAGCATACGACATGGCCAAGAAGAAACCACCCCCAGCGCTTTTCGCGATATTCATCCATGAGGAAGACGGGAAGGTGACCGTGAGCGCCGACTATATCGGGCTTGGTAACCTATCCCTTGAGCTTGGTTTGGGAATCATGAACCAATTCCACGTAGCCGAGGCCACCGAGCCGGACCGGTTTATCGTCCGGCCGATTAACTCATCCCAGTACTACCAGTGATTTTGTTAGGCTTTGCGAGAACCTAAACAAACCGGCGCGGCGGTGGCAGTCGTTCGCGTCTTCCTTTGGGGTGTCGCTCATCCAATAGGGCCATCCGATCTGTTTTGCTACGCGCTCGCCGGTCCCGCTCTCGTCGTTGTCGGCGATCACCAAACCGGCCGGCAGCGCAGCCGCCACCTTCACCATGTTGCCAGCCGAAAAACAAACGTGCAGGGTGTAGCGGCGCTTCAATTGCTTTAGAGCCATCCGAACGGATAACGCCGTGGCATAGCCCTCGGTAAGAATGTGCGGGCCCTTGTTGTCGAATGTAAACGTAGCGCCCGTGGTCCTCTGCCCGTACAAGAATTTCTTTTCGCCCTGCTGGCTGATTACCTGAGCACCGACCAAGTGTCCATCCGACCGCATCGGTATCACTAGAAACTGCTGGCCCTCGTTGATCCACACGTTCCCATAGTCGTCGTCGAACCCCTTAGCTTTCAGGTATTCGTGTTTTGCCATTTGGCATTGCTTGAGAATCCATGCAGCTTTACCGGCCGCCTCGCGCTGCAGCTTTGCCCGCTTGAACTCTGCTTCCTTGGCAGCCCTCGCTATTTGCTTTGGATCATATGCGTTAGGAGTGTCCGATTGCCATACGCTGATCTCGGTTTCGATGGCGTGGTTCTGTACAAAGGCGTGGTTGCCCATGAACTTGACCGCGCCATTACGTTTGTGCGGGTGATCTTCTGTGGCGTAGCGCTTCCAGATACCGATCTCGGGAACGTGGTCGATCAAAATCCCGTGGAGCTTGCAGTAAACCAAGAATTCCATTATCTTTTCCCCTTACCCTTGAGGTAGCGGATCAAGCCAGCCTTAACGTGCCGCTCAAATTCCCGCGATGGCATCATTGGCGTTGGCATTAATCCCTTCGGCCACACCCCGAACTTTTCCTTGTAGACGTGCGCTGCCCTGCCATCCGACCATCCATGGCTTTGGATTTTGTACTGGCACATCGACCACCAATCCTGCTTGCTGCCATACGTTACCGCTTCCTTTAGCTCTTCTAGCTTGCCATTGACGGACACGACAGCGTTCTTACGCTCACGGATAAACCCGCAATGCGAGCAGATGTCCGAGCCGCCCGACCATAAGTTGCCGCACTTAGGGCACTTGGCTTCCTTCTTTTCGCCTTCGGTCTTTTCCTTCTTGGGTTTCTCCCTGCCATCATCCAAGCTGTGGACGCCATTGGCATAGACGTCGTCCCAGTCTTCTTGAAAGCGCAGGTAGTTGCCACTGTGGTCCAGCCATACGGCGAATTCTTTTCCCTCGCAGCCGCGCATAACCCGGCCCATTTGCTGAATGTGGGAGGACAGAGACTTGCTAAACGGTCTGGCCGATACGCCGATCATCACGTCAGGCACGTCAAAACCTTTGGTCAGGATGTCAGTGGCAATAAGTCCATGTATTTCCGTGTCAGGCTTGGCAAAGTCCTCGATTACGTCCATTTTGAACTGGTCGTCGTCCCGATAGCTCACCGCAATGAAGTTGTAGCCGTGGCCAGCAAACTTAGCGGCCAAGTCGGCGCCATGGTTTACGCCGGAGCAAAAGATGATTGTCTTGCGTGGACGGCCAAAGATTTCGTGGGTCTTTTTAATCCACTCCTCTACGATGTCGCCGGTGATCTGCATACCGCGAGTGGTGGTTTCTTTTTGGCTCCATTCACCCGCAACCTTTTTCGCGCCCTCCATGTTGATCTCTTTGGCAACAAATACTTTGAGGGGCATAAGTACTTTTTGCTCTACCAATTCCTTGGTGGTGATCGTACTGATGACATTCTCATACGTATTTCCA